TTATCTACTACTGAAAGCAAGGCATCGTGGTAGGCTTTCTCTACGGGGGTTAATTGATCGTATAGGTTCATATGCCCATTATACGCTATATTTGTTGGGGGTATCATATTTTCGGCGCACTGATCACTCCATATGATATTATGATTATATGAGTAGAAATAAAAAAAATGATGGTAGATGTGATAGAGAAGATGGCCCAGACTGGCTAGACCTCTATCCAGATGATATAATATAGTTGGCACTCTGCTTCGGGGAGTGCTAATTTAAACTCGCTTAATAAAGGAGCAAAAATGGTAAATTATAATAACTCAATGGTCAGCATTTATGACCCATTCAAGTTCGTAGATCAGTTATGGAATCAAACATGGACTACTACGGCAACATCATGGCAGGATTCATACCCGCCATTTAATATCAGAGAAATCGATGAGGATACCCGTGTCCTTGAACTGGCTACCGCTGGTTTTGCAAAGGACGAGCTAACCATCAAGATCGAAGACGATGTTGTAACTATCTCAGGAGAAAAAGAAAAGCAGGACGAAGAGCCAAAGTACCTACATAAGGGTATTGCAACTCGGAAGTTTGCTAAAACTATTACTCTTTGGGAGTATTGGGAAGTAGATTCTGCTGACTACAATGATGGAATTCTCTATGTAGTTCTAAAAAGAGAAATTCCAGAAGAGAAAAAGCCTAGACAAATTAAGATCAAGTAGGCTATAATTAATATGTGCACCGCCGTGTTACTTTCCGTTCTACCTTTCTTGCGGATAGCTTAGTGCGGGCATAAGGGCCCTGAGCATGGCCATGTAAACTGCTCATTTTTTATTTATCTGATACAATATAGAATATCCATTGAGGATATTAGAAGGAGAAAACATATATATGTCAATCAATAAAGCAATGCTAGATTCATATGCACGTAACCTTGCAGGTCAAGTAATCGGCGCAATTGTAATCGTAATGCAAACAGCAAATGTCGGATCACCAGTTGATTTTGGTTCATCTGAATGGCTACTGGTTGCAAATGCTCTTTGGTCATCTGCCGTTCCAACATTAATTCGTTGGGCGAATAAGAAAGACCCAGCATTTGGTCGTGTAGCAACGTCTGTTGCTGCAGAAGCAACAAAGAAGCTAGAAACAGCAGTAGCTGCTTCAGCGGCTAAGAAAACAGCAGCCAAGAAGACAGCATCTAAAAAGACGGTGAAGTAGTAGTGGCAACAAAGGGATCTTTAGAAGCAATAATTGAAATTGCTAAAAAGGAAGTTGGGACTATTGAAGGTCCTAAAGACAACGAGACAAAGTATGGAAAGTGGACGGGTGCAAACTTTCTTCCATGGTGCCAATCATTTGTTTCTTGGTGTGCATTTACTTCTGGACTAGATCCAAAGAAGTACCCTAAAACTGCTGCAACAATTGCAGCGTCTGATTGGTTTAAGAAAAATAATCGTTGGGCAGATGCTCGTAATGATGATCCTACTCCAGGAGACTGGATTTATTTCGATTTCCCAGATGATGGAGTAAATCGCATTTCACACGTAGGTCTTTGTATTAAAAATAATGGCGATGGAACAATCCAAGTCATTGAAGGAAATACTTCAGGAACTGCTAAAGGGGATCAGCGTAATGGTGGTATGTGTGTAGAGAAAACTCGTGCATACGTAAAAAACAATAAGAAGAAGCTAATTAATGCTGTAGTTGGTTGGGGTCGTCCAGTATATGCTGGCGAAGAAAACCTACCACTATTGTCTAAGGTTGGATGTTGTGATGTTGTTGCAACACCTGCAAAACCTGCTAAACCAGCAGAACCTGCTGCACCAAAGGAATTTGTTAATCTAAAAGTTGGATCTAAAGGACAAAAAGTAAAAGTTGTTCAAGCAGCTCTAAAACTTAAGGATGACGGAGACTTTGGTCCCGCAACAGAAAAGGCTGTAAAGGCATTTCAAAAGGCCAAAGGTCTTCCAGAGACTGGTATTGTTGATCAAAAAACATTCAAGGCTCTAAAGGGCTAATAAGCTCTAAAAAAATATCCCCTGGGAGAAATCCTGGGGGATTATTTTTTAATATTCTTCTTCTTCGAAGTCATCTTCAAACTCTTCTTCCTTTTCGTAACTAACATCTAACACTTCTGTGTTTTCAGCAGAACCGATTAGGTCAAAAGAGTCGACAATGGCCTCTATGTTGTCATACTTATTAATATCCACTTCCAGATTCAATGTGACAAAATATTTAGGCATCTTCATCCTCCACTAATGATGGCGGTGGTGTGAGAATCTTTCCTTCTGCATGTAGATTTCTAATCTCTAATGCTTCTTCACCTTTACCAACACCATCTGCTATTATCATAAGCATATCATACACCCTTGATAGTTGTATATAGATTCCAAGTAAGATGTTGTCGTTTTCTTCAGCCATTTAATTCCCGTTCCATTGTTCTATATGTGTCCATTCCTACATACACTCTATCACTACATTCTAGACAAAAAAGATATACTCCGTCGTCGTCAAAACCAGCAAGTAGCTTGACACCGCAAGAAACATTATGGGAAAAGTCTGTGCGAGTATCAAGCCATTGCCTTACGACTCTGATATCAATTACCCCAGTGTTATCTATTGTCATAGATTAACTGTATCATTTTATTTTACCGAATGTCAAGGTTATGCTTCGACAGGTATTTTATAAGGGGTTAGATCCACTTTCGGGAAGTTAAGTACCCATGTTTTGGCTTTCTGGATTGAATTGACCCATGAGGACCAATTTTCTCCACCCTTAGACATATGAAATGCAATTTCTGCATTGGTAACTGGATTTAGCAACTCCTTATTGCTATCAAGCCCGAACTTCTCTCGACGCTCTGGCCCTAGGCTTCCAATCATGTTGATTTGGAATATGCCATAAGAACTGTCTCCAGTTTTTGTATTACCATTATATGCCACGGGGCGGCCATTAGACTCCGTTTTAGCGATAGCCCAGGCCTTCTTAAGCTCATTACCCTCAAAGCCTACTAAATATAATAAAATAGCAAGGTCTTCATCGGTTAACTTCTTAGCCTTTTTAAATTGCTCAAGCTTATTAGTTCTAGCTTTTACAATTTCCATGGTTTTCTTTAAAGATTCAAGATACTCTTGATATTCCTTAGTAGTCTTTAAATCTTCTAAGTTACTTACCTTTTTTAACGGTTCTTTTGTATATTTACTAAAATCTATACTAGGAGTAATATTAATTCCTAATATAAATACTAATAAATAACTAAGTAACCTAATACTTAGGTTTTTACTCATATTATTATAATAACCTCTTTCTTGTACCTTGTCAAGACTTTTTTTTAAAAAATCTTTGTGATATACTGAAAATATTCTGAAGCGAAAGGTAGTACCCCTTGCATATAAGTTTTTTCTCGTCTGAGTCTGGATTTAACTCCACCGTTGGATACGGCCAGGCGGGAATCGGAATAGTCTCCTCACTCCAAAAATTAGGGCATCTCGTCACTTTGAATAACGAAGATGCCGATCTTCAGCTTAATTTTGTTCAACCTACATACTATAAGTTCAACAACCCTACTCAATATACTATCGGATATACACCCTGGGAGTCAACTGTTTTGCCTATGTATTGGCTAGAAAATATGAATAAATGTGATGAGGTGTGGGCAACATCAGCAATGACTGCTAAGTTCTTTATAGATGCTGGTGTAGAAAAACCTATTAAAGTTTATCGACATGGAATACATGATGTTTGGAAGAAGCCTAAAGTAAGAAGACCTGGATCAAAGTTTAGATTTTTACACATTGGAGAGCCCGCTCCTAGAAAAGGCGGGGAATTAGTAATTCAAGCTTTCATAGAACTTTTTGGTAATGATCCACAGTATGAATTAACATTAAAATGTCATAATGCTAATACGATTAGATATAAAGACATGTTTGGAAACCATGTGGATATAAAATCACAATATCCTAATATTAAGTTTGTTGTAAATGAAATGACCGATGAGGGTTTGGTTATGTTAATGCATCAGCATGACTGTCTTGTGTATCCTAGTTATGGAGAAGGTTTTGGATTTATCCCGCTTCAAGCAATGGCTACAGCAATGCCAACCATTTGCACATCCGCCTGGGCTCCATATGCAGATCTTATAACTCTAAAGTTAGAGTCAACACTTGGGGACTCACCTTGGCCCTTAATGCATCCTGGAAAAGTTTTCTTTCCGAATAAAGATCATTTAAAGACTTTAATGTTAGACGCAGTATCAAACTTTGAGAAACACAGTGCAGTTGCACTAAAGAATACTACAAAAATTTATGATCAGTTTAATTGGGATACTCTTACAGAAAAAGCTTTTTCCCATTTAAAAAACATTGCATAAACACTTCCGCACTTGTAAAAGCTTGTGGTAAGATTGTATTCCAACAAAAATTTAAAAGTGCCAGGGGGCACTAGAAGGAGTTTTCATAAAATGTCATTACCATCACCATATCAGGAGTTTATTGCTTTATCTCGCTATGCAAGATATATAGAATCCGAGAATCGCAGAGAAACCTGGGGTGAGACAGTAGATAGATATTTTGCATTTGTTACAAATCACTTAGGTAAAAATCACGGATACACTCCAGATGAAAAACTACTTAAAGAACTTCGTAATGCAGTTTACAATTTAGACATCATGCCATCAATGAGATCTGTAATGACTGCAGGTGCTGCACTAGAAAGAGATAATGTTGCAGGATATAACTGCTCGTTTGTTCCAGTTGATTCTCCAAGATCATTTGATGAAACAATGTATATCTTGATGTGTGGAACAGGTGTAGGATTCTCTGTTGAGTATAAGTACATTAATAAACTTCCTGCTGTCCCCGAAAAATTAGAAAAGACTACAACCACAATTGTTGTAGAGGATTCCAAGCAGGGATGGGCAAAGGCATACAAGGAACTTCTTGCAATGCTTTGGGCAGGACAGATTCCAGTAATTGATGTTTCTAGACTTCGCCCAGCTGGTGCACGTCTTAAGACAATGGGTGGTCGTTCTTCAGGACCTCAACCGCTAGTAAATCTTTTTGACTTTACAATTGCAAAGTTTAAGAATGCAGTTGGTCGTCAACTAAAGCCAATTGAATGCCATGACATCATGTGCAAGATTGGTGAGATTGTTGTTGTAGGTGGTGTTCGTCGTTCTGCAATGATTTCACTTTCTAATATCAATGATATTGAAATGGCACAAGCAAAAACTGGAAACTGGTGGGAAAATAATTCTCAACGTGCTTTGTCTAACAACTCTGTTGCATATTCTCGTAAGCCAGAGATGGAACAGTTTATAGCAGAATGGAAAAACTTATATGACTCAAAATCAGGAGAGCGTGGTATATACAATGTGGCAGCTGCTCAAAAGCAGGCAGCCAGATGGGGGCGTAGAGATCCAGAAATCCACTACGGAACTAACCCATGCTCAGAAATTATCCTTAGACCTTATCAATTTTGTAATCTCTCCGAAGTTGTAATTCGTGAAAATGACACTAAGGAAACAATTGCAAACAAGGTTCGCCTAGCCACAGTTCTTGGAACATGGCAGTCAACACTTACAGACTTTAAGTATCTTCGTAAAATCTGGAAAGATAATACAGAAGAAGAAAGACTACTAGGAGTATCTTTAACAGGACAATTTGGTCACAAGTTTATGTCTGGAAAAGAAGACCTTAAAGATCTTTCTGATTTCTTGGCCCGTCTTCGTGATTATGCAAGAGAGACTAATAAGGAAGAGGCAGAAAATCTTTCTATTCCTGAGTCCGCAGCAATTACATGCGTTAAGCCTTCAGGTACAGTATCACAGTTGGTGGGGGTATCTTCAGGAATGCACCCATGGCACTCAGAATACTATATTCGTACAGTACGTGCAGACAATAAAGATCCACTAACAGAATTGATGAAGGCATACGAGGTTCCAAATGAACCAGACTTTATGAAGCCAGACTCAACAACTGTTTTCTCATTCCCAGTAAAAGCACCAGAGGGTGCAATTGTTAGAAATGACCTTACCGCTATTGACCATTTAAATACTTGGTTGGTATATCAGAGAGAGTGGTGTGAGCATAAGCCTTCAATTACCGTATCTGTTCGTGATGATGAGTGGATGGCAGTAGGAGCTTGGGTATACGAGCACTTTGATGAGGTCTCTGGAATTTCATTCCTACCTTATTCAGACCATACATATAAGCAAGCCCCCTACCAAGAGGTAAATGAGCTTGAGTATCTAGAGCTTTTGGCTAAGATGCCTTCAGAAATTAATTGGTCAGATTTATCCTTCTATGAAAAAGAAGATATGACTTCTGGAAGCCAGACCTTTGCCTGCAGCGCAGATAACTGCGAAGTAGTAGACCTAACTACCACATCAGCATAGAACTGCTTTTGTGATAAAATTGAATTAATCTGGAGGGATTAATTAATGGCTGGTATTAAAAATTTTAAGGTAGATCAATCTACCAGTTTTACTTTTACCATTATTTATAAAGATCCCGACGGAGATCCAATTGATTTAACACAATATCGTGTATTTATGGATATCAAATCTGCACCAGGCTCAAAGAAAGTATTAGCTTCTTTGACTCAAGGTAATGGCATTACCGTTACTCCCCTCCAGGGAAAAATTCAAGTAAATGCTACTCCAGATAAAACATCAAAGTTTGCATATCCAAAATCAGCATATGATTTAGTTGTTGAACATATACCAACAGGTCAACTTACAAGACTTGTAGAAGGATGGTTAGAAGTTTCTAGGGCGGTGACAGTAGTTTAATGGTTAATTATATTGATAACTCTAATATTATCGACATTACCACAACAGAGAATGAAGTAATTATCTCTGATACTGGTCAACCAGGTCCTAGAGGTAAATCAATATTAAGTGGTACCCAAACACCTACATCAACATTTCCAGCAGAAGCAGTAGAAGGAGATTTCTACCTAAAGCTTCCAGAGTATCTGATGTATGGTCCAAGAACCTATTCAGGTAGCTGGGGTACCCCAGTTGATCTATTTACCCTACCAGAGTCAGTATATGCTTTTGAGCAGCTAATCTCTTCAACAACATGGACAATTCCAGTTTCAATGCATAAATTGGCCTTTAAGCCAAACGTTACCGTGGTAGATAATAATGGAAACCAAGTGGAAGGGCATGTCCAGTACCAGAATGACAATACTGTTATAATTAGTTTTGCGGCAGAGTTTTCTGGGAAGGCATATCTGTCGTAATTTAAAAACCTAGGAGTTATACAAAGTGGCACGTAAATTTTTAACCCCGATTGATATGACGGGTCTGGA